ATGAATGATCATCATCAATACAATTATGTCAATCCTAATAAGCTCTCATTAGATTGGGAATGTTTTGTAATAAGTAAATCAGAAATGTTACTTGATGGAGTTCCTAGTGAACTTATTCATTCGTGGTTAGATAGAGAAATTATAGAACCTTTTTCAATTAGAGATAATGAATTAAACTTTAAAACTAAAGATATATGGAATGCGTTAAAGCAACAAAATTGGTACTATCCTAATTCAAATTAATTTATAGAGACTCATTGCTCGATTAGCGCTTTCAATTAGTTGGTGATCAACGTAATTTGACATCACATATGCTCTAATTTCTTTATTATTGCGTTCGTTTTTGGGAAATTTATGATCATTTACAATGTAGTTTGCTAAACTTCCTAGTGGTGTATCATCATTAATAAATCCAATAACAAAATCATAAAATGTCATTTTTTTCCTCCTCACATTACAACATTTCAGTATCTCCTATCATCTTATTGTTTCTAAATGAATGATGTTTATTTATATATAATCACATCAGTAAGTTATATTTTTTATAAAAATTGTAATGTTTTAATTGATTTTATTAAAATAATTAAAACACTTTATTTCTAATTATTCACTAAAAACATTCTATGCGAATATTAATTTTCTGTAAATGTGACGATTTTTCGAATTTTTATACTCTTTTATTTACTTTTTTGATTTCCCCTTTTAATTGATACGTTTATTAGTTAATCATACATATTTATGACTGCCGATGAGTACATTTTAGTTTAATCGCCGGTTTTTTTATGTAAATTTACGAAGTCATTCTTTTAATAAGGATTAAAGTTTTACCTTTCTTTTAAAGAAGTGATATGATGATAAAAAAGACATCATTGTTATAGAGGTGACACTACCTATGAATATTAATAAATTATTTGGGATTAATATTATGATTACCCTTTTATTTCTAGGTTTTAACATTATTGTCACCTATTTTCCTAAGTTAGATGATTATTTCTGGCTCATACCTGGTTTAATCATATGTGGTCTCACTATTTCATTCAGTTTAATTGCCGCTATCTTGGATAAAAACCTTATAAGCGAAATAATTTTTTAACTAATCTAATCATTTTTTTATATTATATATATCCATTGATATATAACTTTTTTTAATTAAAATGTGGGAGGTTTACAAATGAGTACACATTTAACGATTTTACTTTGGCTGGGTATTATATTTGTTGTTACTGCTTCAATTATATTAGGGTTATTGCTAAAATCTAAAAAAGAAGAACGTAAAGAATCATATTTAGGCTTTACAGTCATCTTCTATATTTTTGGTTTTGCTTTACTGATATATATACTATTATTTGGTATTTTATAAATAGGGTTTAAAAGAACAAAATACGATTTTATTTTGTTCTTTTTTATATGTTTCTCTATAAAACGATTAAGGAGATATAAATTGAAGATTATTCAATTGAAACGTATTATATTTGTGATTTTCATTTTATTACTATTTTTCGCGTTCTCTTCTCATACTTATGCATCTATAAGTTCCACTTCTTCATCTTCAGAAAAAGGAAATGATTTCAAATTACAACCTGGTGATATTATTCTTACAAAAGGTCCGGTATTATTTGGTTTCTTTGGACATGCAAGTATTGCTTTAGATCATGATACTGTTTTACAAATTGAAGGACCCGGCGATAAGCCTATTACTGAATCTTTCGAATCATTTAAACAGCGATTTGGCGTTAAAAAAAATGATTGGATTAAAATATATCGTTGTGAGTATCCTAATGCAGGTCAAAAAGCAGCTAATTGGGCACAAGCTCATTATAAAAATAGTGATAAAACTTATTTAGTTACACTTAATTTAAAAAGTGAACGCTTTACATATTGTACTAAAATAATCTATCAAGCATATAAATACGGTGTAAGTAAAGATACGATAAATGATCATGGTTTACTGATTATCTCTCCGTATGCTTTAGTTGATAATTTTAATAATGACTATCGCCTTAAGCTAGTCAAAAAATACTAATAGTTAAAGAATGTGGCGTTACACTATACTTTTCTATACTAAGAAATGATATTTAAAGGACCAACTTATTTTTATGAAAAACAAAAAATTACATTATCGATTTTTTTATTATATGTTTTTAACTCTTATTATTATATTATTTATTCTTCTCTTTCTTTACTTTTATAAACATTTTGAATTAAAACAACATCAATCCTTAGATTACTATGCTAACTTTAATGATTTAAAACAACATACAACAAAACATAAAGATTGGAGAATAATCACAAAACACCGTAAGCATAGCGATACCTTAATTACAGCTATTCATGGTGGAAGTATTGAACCTGGAACCACTGAACTCGCTCGTCGTATTTCAAATATTGGTCAATATAATTTTTATTCATTTGAAGGTCTACGTTCAGATAATAATGCTCAACTACATATTACGTCTACTGTTTTTGATGAACCTCAATTATTAGATATGCTCAACCATTCGTCAAAAACAATATCTATTCACGGATATGCAGGCGATGAACCCATTGTTTACGTAGGTGGTAAAGATAAAAAATTAGTTCAAACATTACGTCATTCATTAACTCATCATGGATTTACAGTACAAAAAACGCCTAAAGGAATTGAGGCCCTTTCCAATAATAATATTATTAATAGAGATAAAAAAGATACAGGAGTGCAACTGGAATTGACGACCCGCCAGCGAGCTTTGTTTTTTAAACATAATAAATTGGATAAAAATAATAGACGATATTCAAAAAATTATACGAGAACATTTTATAAATTTGCCGAAGCAGTAGATCAAGGTATTAAAAAAGCGCAATAAATGTAATATCGTCTTTTTAGTTTTTTAATTAAATTAATTTGGGTATATATAAGTAATGAGTTTAGGAGGCGTTTCTATGGACGAGTTAACTAAAGAACAAAAATATACAGTAGCAAAATTTTATAAGCTATATATGGAACGTTCAAATAGTGGACAAACAGAGGAAGAAGCAAATAATTTTAAAGATAGTATTACAGCTCAAGATGACTATTTTTGCGATAGAAAATATAGTGATTTCTTAGAAAATTGCAAAGTTCTTATTGATCATGGCTATCTAGATGGAAATATTATGTCTGATAGAATTGATAATATTAAAGTTACAAATAAAGCTTTTACTGAAATTGAACAAAGCTTTAATTAAGAATATCTAATTTTTTCAAGTTATTCCTATTCACGGATATTTGCTTAAAAGTCTTAAATAAATATATTTATTTAATTATGAATATAACTTTTAAAGCCTGTACATATGTATTGAGTATGTTTCAGGCTTTTTATTTTTAATAGAGGTGAGTTTACATGAATCATTGGAAAATTAATAATATGACGAATAGAAATCTACTTATACAACAAAACGAAAATGATGTATCAATAGTTGAACCTTTAAATAATGGTTCATTTAAAATTCTATCAGAGTTTAAACTGAATACACCCTCTCTTCCTATTAATACATATGATGAACATTTATATGTTTCAATCAATTTTAAAAATGAAGAAATTAATATTTACAATAAATCGAATGAATAACACTATTATATTAATAATTTTATTAACTAAATTGTTTTAAAAAAATAATAAAATGTTAAATAAATATTAATATTTATTATGTAATATTTATAGTGAAATTTAATTGACATATTGTAATGATGGAGGTCAGTTATGGATAAAATTATATTCTATCTAGGCATTACTTTATTTTTAATCGCTTGTATAGTCATTATTTTTGGTATTATTGCTATTTTTAAGAATAAAAATTACTTAAAAATGCTTGCTATGGCTATTATTATTATCTTATTAAGTATGCTTGCACTGGGTATTCATAAAGTCATTGAGAGTAATAACCCCTCTAAAAGTGACATCACTCATGTAAAAAAAGAAAAGCCTAAAGATAATAAAACAAATAAAGAAAATAACAATAAAAAAGAAAATAATTCTAAGAAAGATCATAAGGATACATCACATGAGTCTATTCAGGATACTTCTTCCACTCAAGAAAACACACCCGCCACAGAAGAAAATTCAATTCAGTCATCAGAATCACCAACTACACAACAATCAAGACAACAAGAAAACCCAACTACTGAACAAAATAATGCGACTACAAATAATCAAAATTCTACACAACGACAGCAAGAACCTTCAACACAACAACAAGACACATCTCAATATCAGACGAATTCAGCAAATAATGATTCAAAACAAACACATTCTACTCACAACCAGAATAGTCAAAATAGTACTCAATTTAATCATACAAATGAATCTAATACAACAAAAGACAACACTAATAATGTAAATCAAAATAGCACATTAAATACAACTCAAAATACACAAAGCGATAATACGAATAATCATATAAATCAAATAAACAATTAATAATAAAAAAGGTAGAGTTTTGATGCTCTATCTTTTATTTTCGACATCTTTTTAAAACTTATAAATATTTATTGAATATTACATTTAATATGCCATACTAAAATATGATACGACTTAAAACAAAGGGATGAGACAATGAAAAAATTAGCCTTACTAACACTTTCAAGCTTTCTAATATTAGGTGCATGTAGTCATAGTAATGATACAGTCAAAGATGTAAATGAAAGTGCACATAAAAAGAATAATCCAAAAGCACACAAATCTAAAGGCAATTCTGAACGCGTAGATAGTAAAAAAATAAATAAAAACTAAAAATAAGGAGTAGAAGCGCTCTTACTATCCGTCGCTTCTACTCCTATTTAATTATCATTCTTCGTATTGTTTAAAGTAATCTTCGTCTAAATGGTTAAGATGAATATTTTCAATTTGTAGCGTAACATGTTCTAAATTATATTTTTCTTTCAACAATTCAGAAACTTTATTAACCGTTGAATACGGCCATTTAGTATATTCATCACTTAAAACAACATGAGCACTCAATGAACTATGGTTTGTAGTGATGCTCCATAAATGAAACTCATGCACATCTATAACGCCTTCAACACTTTTCATTGCATTAATAATTTCATCTGAATCATATCCATCTGGAATACGCTCCATTAATACTTTCCAAGCATTTTTAATTATTTTATAACCACCATTTAAAATGATAAGAGAAATGATGATACTAATGATTGGGTCAATAATTGCCCATCCAGTAAAATGAATAAGTACTACTGCTACGATAACGCCAATTGAATTTAATAAATCTCCGAAAAAATGCCATAATGCACTTTGAATATTGACATTATCTTCTTTTCTTAAAGATCTAAATAAAATAAGTGTTAAAATGATATTTATAATAAGACCTAATACAGCTACAAATATCATAATACCACTTGCTACCGGTTCAGGATGTATGATTCTCAAAACGCCTTCGTACATAATACCTAACGAAATAACAATTAATGCTAAACCATTTAAGAAAGCTACAATAATTTCTAATCTTAAAAATCCATACGTATAATGTTTCGTTGGAGGCTTACTTGCAAAATAAATAGCAAGCATAGACAACCCTAGTGCCAAAACATCACTTAACATATGGAATGAATCTGATAATAAAGCAAGTGAATTAGCATATAATCCACCTACAAACTCTACAATTGTAAAAATCAGCGTAATAATCAAAGAAGACCAAAGCGTTGCTTTTGAACTACTTTGAAATTTCCTATGTTCTACATGATGAAAATATTTTGATTGATTGTTCATTACTTCTCTCCAAACAATTAAATTATAAACTATTTTCTTTAAAACTACCCTAATATATATATTAAAAAAATCTTACAAACATTAATATATCAACGTTTTAATGTTATTACAATAAACAATTGAAATTTAGAAATTTAAAAACATTGTATATTTGAAGTGAAATGATTTATCACATAAATGTAAATATAAAATTTCATTACATTTAATCACCACAATTGATTAACCAACCATAAAAGTTCGTTATTTCTATTTTGTCTTAGAGTAACTGACTTAAATCTGACGTTAGTCTAATATATTTATTATTCTTTAATTTATTAACATTTTTTATGTGTTTGAATTATTTAGTTGTATACAGTAACTACATTAAAATTTTTTCACATCATACTTATATTATTTTTCTTCTTTGCATTATTTCTATATAATATTAAGAAAGAAACTCTTCAAAAACTTGAAAAAGGAAGTTATCAAATGCTTTTATTTCCTTCAAGTATGTTTATGATTTTACTAGGAAGTTTAATTATTAAAAACCCACCTAAAAAGATAAACCACTTCTACGGATTTAGAACAAAAAAGTCAATCAAATCTCAACATAACTGGGACAAAGGACAAATCATTTGTGGAAAGTATATAAAACATTTTTTCAGTTATAGTCTTTACTTCTCTATAATACCTATAGCTTTAGATATATTTTTTCTGATAATCAAGAGAGAAAATATATTACTATGGTCTATCATAATTCAAAGCATAATCCTTTGTACCTTACTTTTATATGTAATTCCTAAAACTAATAAACATTTAGATTAACCAAAACCTATTATTTGCTTTATCTCAACTATTTTTTGTTACGTTGATCTTTTTTCATTTTTGTATTTTTACGATAAATATAAATTGCATTTATCGCTCCAAGTATTATCCATATAATCGTTATATACACATTCCCATATTTAAGAGTTAATGGCATAAATATTATAAAAAATATATTCAAAATTAGAGCGATAATATGTTTAATATCATAGCGATACATTTATAAATTAAACCTCCTAATTGCTTTACTGACATTGAATCTCAGAATTCTTAACAAACCCAAATATTGTCAAATGGTCTACTTAATGGCTCACGCTATGTAGACATTAATCTACAAATTTAGTTAAGTATATTTCTCAACGAACAATAAATTTCTCGATATAAATGCAGTATTCTATTTTTTCTCTTTCTTTGTGATTTTAACTAACAATTTAGCTGTTTTTTCTTCAAAAACTGTTGCTAAAGCAACTAGAATATCTATGATTTTTTTACAAACGTACAAAAACTCCAAAATATTTAAAGCTCCTTTTTTAAAATTTCTTCTCAGTTAATTTATCAAATATAAATTTAGGTTTTTTTCCTGAAACTAAAATATTAAAAGAATTATTATAAATAACTTTTGCCTCATCTACTCTCTCAGATTGAGATGTCGAAGTTATATGATAAATATTTCCAATTTCTTCAAACAAATTCAATTTTTTTGATAATAAATTAAATCCTCTTTATTAGCTTCAAGTTCAGCAAATCCATTTCTGATACCGTATTTTAAAGCATAATAAAGTAAAATAGCTGAAAAATGATGTATATAAATATCAAGTTAAAACCTCTCCTTTTAAAAACTTTAGTACAAGAGTTATTAAAATTTTAAACATCTCTATTTGCAATTTTAAGATATTTTTAGAGCATTTAGAGAATTTCATATATCATTTTTATTTAACGACTCTTAAAACTCAAGTGAGAGTCAAATTTAAAGATTAGAAAAAACCCTTTACTCTAAATACTAACAAACTAAACTTTTATTTAATACTAAATACAAAATAAAGGGTCCTACAAAATATCGATACTTTAATTATTTCTAAATAAAAAAATATATTATATATAAAGATAATTATGTGTTATTTAGTACTTTTTCAAAACTTTTAGTGAAAGTAAAATGGATCGTTGGTTTACTAATGCGTACAAATTACTTCTTGATGATTTCCTTAGAATTGTAATTCATGAAATCCGTCATAGTTATGCGTCACCTTTAATTAATCAAGGTGCTAGTTTAATGATTATTGCACAAAGATTAGGACATTCATCTATTGAAGAAGTAAGCAAACGTTATGGACATTTATATCCTAGTACACAAAAAGAAATTGTTAAATATTTATGAGGTGATGAAATGGAAGAAGTAAAAGTTTTAAAGATAGGACAAAGTCCATATGAAGACAATGAAAAATATGGACCATTAAAGATTGACGGTTATCTTTCGGAAATCGTTGCATTTTTTCCAAAAATTAATGATAAAAAATACAATTTATATAAATTAACAACTTACAGACGATTATTAGGTTTCTTAAAAACTAAATCTTTAACAGAGAAAGAATTCACAGCGCTCGATTCCCCCTGAAAAATTAGTTGATTGTTATAAAAGTAAAGGTGTCTACTTTGTCAATGTAGTAGATATTGAAAGCATAAATAACAATATTATTACTTTTGAAAGTACAAAATGTTCAATTGATATAAAAAATACCAAAATTATTTGTTTTGGAAGTAAAGCGATAAACTGTTTTAAAGGTCATAAAAACATTACTAAACTTCCTCATCCTTCACCAAAAAATAGTAATAAATTTTGGAAAAAATATGAGTCTGAGTATAATGGCATTAACTATAATGAGTCTTTTAAATTCAAAGAATTATTAAGCATTCTTTAATTAGAGTGTTTTTTTATTGGAGCATATTGGGCAATAAAAATAAAAAGCTTGCAACCAATAGGGTTACAAGCTATCAGATGGAGGCGGCGGGAGTTGACAAATAGCATTATTAATGAATTTAAAAACCTTTATAAATATTGTCATATCAATGTTTTAATTGATTTAGACGTTGAGTATAAAATGTTAAAATTGCAAAAACAAGACATATTTGTGGCAACGATTATTTTAAATATCCAATATTTTTCAATTTTTGTCGTGCGTCTCCGACATCAACTAATTTATCCTTTTCATACTTTAAATAATTTTCTGATGTTAATACATCTACTACTAAAAAAAATATCATCGTCGTTATATCTTTTTCCTATTGCAGCAGTTAATAATGAATCCTGAGTTCTTTTATCCCAATTAAAAATCTCATCACATACAAAATGTACAGTATCTTGATTTAATTCTTTCAAAGCGCTCACTGAATAACACTCTCCTTACTGTTTAAATTAATTATAACACATCATAAATAAGTACCTGGTACTAAAAATATGTTATAATAAAGGTGTATCAAAAATCTATTAAATTGATACATCAGTTGTATTCGCCTGCTTTCAGTTGAATACTCCAAATGTTTTTATCTTGGTAGTTTTCTTTAATTCCTTAATTGACTTTATTGTCATTAATGCAAATCTTGAAATTTAGGTTGTTCTTGAAATCTTACAATCGGAATGTCTGAAACGTCACATTTATTTGTGGCGTTTTTTTAATACGCTCATACATAAAATAATTTCTCACTGCAACACAGAGCCTCTCTCAGCGTCAAAAAAAGCCCTATTTTATACAATAAGGCTTTAATCACTAACTTCTGCAAAGATCGTTAATGTTTGATTCATTCCATTATCATTAGTAACTGATACTATATTATAATCTTTTCCGTTATATCTAACATATTGGCGTGGATTAATTCCTTTTCTATATCGAATAATAAAACGGACATTTTCTTTATTTGCTGTAAGCCTCCATTGTTGAAATTCATTCCCTTTCATTGTTTTAACATCTGCCCAAGGTGTAGCAATTACAACTTTAGTTGAGCCAAACGCCTCAGGACCATCATTTTCCTGTTCTTCTAAAATTTCTATTTTGTTTCTATAATGATATGCCATTGCTTATCCTCCTCACATCGCTCTTAAGAAACTTTCATAGTTATCAAATAAACCTACATAGGCGTCTAACATGGACGCTGTACCGTCAATACGTCTTTTAGGTGACTGATTCTTAACGGGTACAATATTACCGTTTCTGTCTGTTTCAATGCCTGTATTCGTTAAGCACCATTTTAATATAGGGTGATTATTATAATTAATCTTTTTCTTTTGTAAGTCTGCCCCCATATTCTGCATTGGTAAGCTAAGCGTTTTAGCCCCCTGTGGTGTTCTAATCATTTTAAATCCGTGTGCTTCCATTTCATCTACCCAGTATCTTGCTGAATAGTTATCATAATATATCCATAGTGGCGTTATATCACACTCATTCACCATTTCTTTAAACCATTCTGTAATGTCGCTATAATCAATCGTATTGCCACTACACAAGCGTAATAGCCCCTGTTCGTGCCATTTGTCATAAGGTATTTTGTCCTCTTCTACACGCTTACGCAAATTGTCCTCAGGTAGCCAGTACATTTGATGAATATATCGCTGCTCAGTTTGTGGATCTAAGAATAATAATGTGGCACAACTTAGATCAGTTGTAATACTTAAATCTGCCCCACCTATTGCATATGTGCCTTTAAATTGTGATAAATCAAAAGTATCTTCATTATTAATATCATCAAATGTGAGCCATGCTTTATTAGTCGTTTCACGTATGTTGAAATCTTTTGTAAGTATGCCTGTTAAGTCATTAGGATTATTTTTAGCACGTGACACTTTACGTTCTAAGTCCTCAACCTTTTTAGAAATATGAAGTGAAGGATTGGCCTTTTGCCAACACTTAGGATTTTTATATTCTTCTTTAGCGTCTAACTCATACATGATTGGCAAAAAGTTATCATCTTTAAAATTGCCATCTACTACATTACATGCATACTCATATAAATCATCAAAGATTGTACCCCTATGCGTTCCAGCTGTTGTAATCATGATAAGTAATGGTTGTGTACGTGCTGACTGTGATTGTTTCATTACTTCGTAAAGGTTTCTATCTTGAATAGAGTGTAGTTCGTCAATCACAACTAGATGAGCATTTAAACCGTCTAATGAATTAGAGTTCTTGCCTAGTGATTGCATTTTGCTAAAGTTATGAGGGAAATATAAATCTGCCTTACGCTTACGAATATTTCTATTTAAATCAGGACTTTGCATAATCATCTCATGTGATTGGTCGAATAAGATATTAGCTTGATCCTTTTTACTAGCCACAGAATAAACTTCTGCCCCACTTTCCCCGTCTGCAATCATCATATATAAAGCGATTGCTGATAACATAGTCGTCTTACCATTCTTACGACCTACAAAGAAAAATGATTCAGTATAGCGTCTGTGACCTGTTTCTTTATCTACAAAGCCAAATAGAGCCGATATATAAGCCTTTTGAAATAGTGCTAGTTTTAATGGTTTGCCAGCTAGTTCACCTTTGGAATGTCTGCAAAATGATTCTATAAACTGGATAGGTCGCTGTGCTTTAGCTTCATCATATACATATTTAGGGTGGTAATTCATATCTTCAATTAGTTTCTCATATTGCTTATAGATACGCTTTGATACAGTCACACGTCCCTCTTTCATCTCTTGCCAGTATTCCAAGATGTAATTAGGCATTTTTCACAAAGTCCATAAATGCGTCTGATTCTTCAACTTGTGCAGGAATGAGAGATAAAAGTTGCTTAAGTGTAGCATTATACTTCGTAACTGTCGTATTATATGATTTCATTGCAGGATTTTCTTTTAGATATGATTGCTCACCTTGAGTAAATACATAGGTAGCACCTTCTTGTCTTACCGTTTTCTTGAGTTCGTTCATTGTTTCTTTCATAAATGCTAGTTCTTCCAGTAGGTCATAAGCCACTGATTTATTTTTCATTTCTTCTTTATCAATCTCTTTTTTAAGTTGTTCTAAATTGATTGAGATACTATTATTTTTCATACATTCACCTTCTTAATTTGATTATCTTACCCCTAAATTTTTAAAAACTCGAATGGAGGAAAAGTTAAGTCCAGCACCGGTATCGCCGAAAGCCTATCACTCCGTTCCATGTGGGGGATATTAAATTTTTTAATTATTCTATTATTTTTTTATAATATTTCCGTTATCATCAAACATCAATTCATCGTCAATTGACTTACTCCCAAAGTGTTCTTTATTGTGACAATCTATGCATAACGCTTCTAAGTTATCCCAGTTATACGTCATCATTGGATCATCTACATTTGATTCATTGAGCCATATTTTATGGTGACAAATGTCTGCTAAGTTGCCACAACGTTCACATATATAGTTTTGTGATTGCATATAAGCATTTCTACACTTCTTCCATGTGGTCGACCTATAAAATGACTGCGATATACTTCTAGTCATTGTAATTCAGCCCTAATGCTTTCAGTGACATCAATAAACCGTCAATTGTACGCTTTAAACGTTCAGAATCTTGAGTTTGAGGATCAAACCACAGTTGTAAGATGAATTTAGCTGCTGTTTGTGCTAGTGGTACATTATCATCAAGCCATGTGCGACCAGTTGTAATATATAAATAGTTTGGTATGGCTTCAATGAGTGGCTCGATAATATCATCGTTAAAATCACCATCAACTCGTAATGCTTCACGACCTTCTTCTAAACTAATAATCGTTTTGTTCATATACTCACTTCCTTATATTTAATAAAAGGACACCAGCTACTTACTGATGTCCTCACTGTTCTATATTGCTTATGCTTCTGCTGATGTAGTAGATAGCTTCACAAATGCCTCATCAACTAATACACGTGTATCAGCAATAGCCATAGCTCTATAATCTACTAAGCCACTTCTGAATGATGATTCTCTTGATTGCTCAAGCAAAACGCCCTCAGGTAAGTTATAGCCCATGTAGTTGAAGTCACCTAAGATGATAGTGCCATCTTCAATATTGTCATCAATGATAACCTCTTTACCTAAGATATGCCCAACTGTTTCATTTTGTGCGTCTGTGATAAAGATAGGACGATTGTTATTATCCATGACACTATAAACTGTGTTATATAATGTTGCGTTACTCATAGCGAATTTAGAATTAGCTGAGTAGCCACGTTTCAATAATGCTAATGCTTTAGCAAAGTCAGTATATTGTCCTGTCATATCAAAGGAGTTTGCAGCGTTCCATGTGATACCTGTTAAGATTCCTTCACCTTGATTTACGCCTGTGCCATTAATTAATGCGTAATCAATAGTTTCTACTACTGCATTAGTTAGTTCTTCTACTAAGTAACTTTCAAATGCTGAGATACTCATTGTCTTAGCTTTAACTGAGATTGAGAATACTTTTAAGATTTCATTGCCTTCAAATTGTACAAATGCTGTATCAGGCTTTTCTGCTTCTACATACTCACCTTCTGTATGCCACATTGCACGATCTGTTGGCGTACCAATTGGAATACGAATCTTAGTAGGCATATTGAAGTTTCTCACATGAGCAATTAGTCCACCTTGAGTACGTGCCTTTTTGATGACTTCATTTAAAGTTTGTTCAGGTAATACTGCTGATGAATTACTAGATGAAGCAAAGCTATCTGCACGATGTTCGATGTCTTGTTGTTCCATTGCTCTATTAAATGTACGTTGTTCTACATCTGAAAGTTTTTGTCCTAACATTGTTTTGAAGAAAGCCGAACGATATTCATTTGAGCCAAAGATATTTTCTTTAGGTACTTCATTTTGTCGTGTGAAGTTCATATTAGTAATTGGATTAAATGAACGTTGCTCAGTTGATTCATTGCTTGATTTTTCTTTATCTTGAATATTTTGTTTAGCTTGATTTAAGCCCTCAATTTCAATATTTAATGTAGTCACATCTGCATTAGGATCATTGTCAATTGTTCCTTTAATTTGTGCTGCACGTGTTTCAATTTCTTCTAATGACGCATTTCTATAATGGTTAAATGCTTCTTGTACTGTTTTAAACATAATTATCTAATCTCCTTAATGAATAGTTTATTTAAATTGATTTTTGCTTGATTGATTTGTTGTTGTCGTATTTCTGCTTCTTGCATTTCACTTCTTGCCTCTACTGACGTTTCAGCATAAGCAGGGAAATTCACGACTGAAAACTCTAATACCTTATCTATCTTGTTGATAGTTCTTGTTCTTGTTTCCACATCATAGTCAAAGCCTTGACTACTACACGTGAAACCGAATGACATGCCTGTCATATCGCCCCGTTTTACTGCCGTATAAACAGAGCGTGCTTCTTCGGTATTAGGTAAGGTTGCCCGAATGTGCAAACCTACATCGCTAGTCCATACTTTCATTGTCTTAGGTGCTTTTGCTAAAGGTAATCTATTTTGGTCGTGTGATACTAACAGACGTGTATCATTCAGATTTACACCGTCTAATGCATTACGCTTAATGACTTCGGTATATGAGCCATTAGATGTATTAATGAGTGCAGGTTTATTAAATACGATTGGTGTACCTTCTAGCACAAGTTCATCATCTGAATGATCTGTTTTGATTTCTGCACTTCTAATTTCCTTCATTCGCTTGTCCCTCCTTATTCTGCATTTGATACGCATTGGCGATTTTCTTATCTATATAGTTAAGTGATTGAATCCGTTCATCACCATTTTCCACACGTGGTAAATTGAGCAAGTCTAACGCTTGATTGATACTTAACACGCCTAGTGGTAATAACTCTTTAATCACGTTTGTTTTCGATTGAGTATTAGCATATTGCAATTTAGAAGCCTCAAATATAATTCGATTGGCAAATGCTTTTTCACGTTCAGTAAATATCTTTTCAGTAAGTTCTGATGATATTTGTATAGCGAATGGCTCTATGATTGATTCAAAGAATGCTTGCCAACCATTCTCATCATATGAGCCATTAACAATTGATTCATTAATTCCTAGGTAGTCGTATATCTTTTTCTTCACGACTTCCATTTGAGGCGTATCTATTTGAACATCAGTAGGCTTTAACGGTGTGTAGTCAATCATATTATCCAATGTGATAACGCCACCGTTATTACTCATCGATAAAAACTCTTTCATAAAATTTTCTTTATATTCTTTTAGCTTTGAATCTGATAATGTTTGATTATATTTAACCAGTCCTCTAATTTGTGCTGAGTTCTTAATGGCTTCACGCATGCCCTCATTTTGAGTATGTGCCAACTCAATAGATGACATAATAGCGTCATTGTTATCACCTAATAATTCATTACTATTAAAGTGTCGTCTTAATATAGCTACTTCACTTATATGGAAATACACCATTTTTCCGTCTTTGAATAAGAATTTAATGTACATCTCATCAGTGGTATCTACTACATATTCAACGCTTGCAGGTGTCAAAGGATATAAGCCTGTTAAATTGCCCTTATTATCCTTTTGTACAAGTATGAACGCATTGTTAAATAGAAAATATTGTGTTGCGACTTTATAAAGAAAGTCAAAGCTACTCATGTATTGGTTTGGTCTGTCTTGCAATATCCGATTAAGTTTAGAATATCGGTTTGATTCATTTTGATTATCGACCACATGCTTACCTGATAACTTAGCGATATGTCGTGCAATAGAATCTACTGCCGATCTATATACATCATTTTGATAAGCGTCACCTGTAAATTGTGAGAAGCCACTAAATCCTGTATTGAGCATTTCATAGTTTTTCCGTTGTCCTTCTCGTATCTTGTCTAGTCCCAATAATTTATCAATTAACTTCGGCAAAATTCAATCCTCCTTTAAGAACACTTGTTCTACTTTTTACAATTAAGGGTACATACGTTCGTTATTTTAGTTAAATTATACCACAAAAGGCTCTATGAAGCCAATTGTGGTAAGTTTTGCTAATCTTTATATTTAATATCTGTTCTTACATCTTTTTTATGAAATTTAAATAATTCTTAGTTCTTGCAATTACCAACTCAAAACTACCTTGAGCAATTAATTTATAGCTAGTTCTATGATTTGTATTAGGAATAAAACTTTCACGCCAAGCTACCCATTGACCTTTAATAAATTCAACATAAACATCTGATATATGACTGATTGAACGGAAATAAATTTCATTTGATACGCCTACAATTAAGCCGATTCTTTTAGCCTGTTCATCTAAATTATATTCTTCTTTAATGGCTTGCACTTCTAACTGTCGCCTCCCACTGTCTTTCGGTTATTACATCACCATTTTTATTATCTCCAATTAATATACGTAATGGCTCAATATCTACGTTACATTGTCTTGCGTAACTTACTGCTTTATATAAATCGTCATTTCTATATTCACTTTGCCCGTCTATAATACGTTGGTATGCACGTTTACCTTCTCCACCTTTGCCACCTCTCACATGAGCAAAACTCTGATTAGGTAACATGTTTTTGATTGAATATGGCTCTAACGTTTGCTGCATATAATTACCTTGTTTAGAAAAAATTCTATGTTCAAATTCACCTTGATACATCTTTGGTTTAATGCCATTATGCTTGTACTTTCCTTTGTCCGTTTGACTACCTGCAAGCACAAAATAACTGTTATTGTGTGCTTTAATATCTACTCCAGGTAAGTATCCGATTTTCTGACCATAATTAATACCATTACGTTTATAAAAAATGATATGTTTTCCACCACTTGCTGTGGTTTGTACTAATGTATTTTGTGCATTAGATACAATTTCATCATAGTAAGGTAGATCTTTGATACTTTTAAAACCATTTTCACCGTCTGTATGATCTATATCTATATCAATACACCATACATTACGAGTAAGAACGCCTAACACGTTAGTTTGATGATATTTGTAAGAATGATATTCAATAAATTCATCGGTTACATCTTTATCTGCAAATGATACTGTTGGCGTTTTATGTTTATTAAGTGGTATCACTTCGATATTCTTTTTCAATAATTGTTTTGCTACATGATAACCTGACAATGAACATCACTCCTTTATAAAATTGGTCACCATCATCACCGTTTTTTTTGTCTATTAGAACGTTTTTAAATTTAAATGTTTATTCGTTAGATAAAATGATGGTGATAATGGTGACTTGCTTATATATCAACTGTTTTAATGGTGTCTATGTTGGTGTCTTAATGGTGACGGTCACCTTTATTCAACCAATACATGTGCCATATCAAATAATTCTTGATTTCCAATTTTAAATGCTTTGTATGTTTTACCTTCAATTTTTACATCTTGTCTTGTTGCTACACCTATTTTTTTCATATCTTGTTGCGCTTTTTTATATTTCATATTTTTATAATCTTCTTCTATCAATCTTTGCAATGTTTCATCACCTGATAAGACAAAACCTTGCTTAGATAATACTTTCAATAAAACGATCTGTGTTTCAGTTAATTCTTCTTCGCTAAAATAATTTTTTAATGTCACATCTTTAAATCTAAATTCTCTACCAGTTTCTTTAAGATATTCTAAACTTACGATTAAAAATGAAACTGCTGCTATTTCTGAATCAACTCCATTTGGTTGTACAAAATTCCAATATGGCTCAAAAATCTCGTATCTTTCATCGTCAGTTTCTCCATGTGGTCTATCTTTGAAAGCTATTTTTATTGTTCTAGTTGTATTAGCTGTAATTTCACCAGTATCAACACTTTCGTTTGTATCGAGTATCAAAACGGATTTATTTTTAAATGTGAATGCGTTTCGACCAATACCACGACCTGAAATTGTTTCACCTGTTGCTATTTTTCTTAGTATTCTCATCATAGGTTTAGTGATTTCACCTGTTTCATTAGCATGTGCAATATCTGCACCATAAAAATTCATCCATTCATTAGACGCTTCAAAACCACCTGAAACTAAACTATCAAAGTTAACTTTGTTTACACTTAACAATTTATTAAATGTAGTTATAAATAAGCCTTTACCTGAACGCCCGAAATCCTTGAATAGAAACCATTTTTCAGCTTGAATGAGTTTCATTTTTCGATACATTGTATAAGCATGTACCAGTTTTAAATTATGTTTACTTTTATCATTGTCAGTTACTAAATCATAAAAATTACTAGGTGTTTCAAAATCTAAATCTTTATAGTTCACATCATACTTCATTGCATATAATTCATTGACTTGTGGTTTTTCTTGTATAAGTTTCAATGTCTTACAGTTATATATGAAATCATTACCAGCAACACTATACGGATAAATTTTGTAATTATGATCTAAATTTAGATGTTCACGATATAATTCAAGCATAATATCCAAAAAGTCATCTATTTGGTTTTTAGGCTCAACAGGATAACTCAATTTAAAATTAGTGTCGTCAATCACTTCATACTGATTGTTTTTTACGATAAGAAAATTATCCAATTGTTTTGAGTAGATGACCTTATCAGAAATTAAATCTGTAATAAAACGAGCGTAATTATTAAAATGATCAGATTTAAAATGTGCCTCTTTTTCATCTTGATCGTTGGTTTTAACAAAAATAGTTCCATATACAAGTCCAATTTCTTTAGGTTTTATGGTATAATTTAAGGTAAGATTATTAATGTAATCACCTGCAAAATCATCTTTTTTACGGTGATATACGTTGCCTTTATTGTCAAACACTTGTTTATCAGTAGAGATAGAAGCGAAATTAATTCGCTTACTTATCTCCTTAATTCTTGATAAATTTGCTGTGTTGATATAATCTAAATTTGAATGAAATTCAAAATGCTTTTTATATAAACTTACTTCGTCCATGTAATCAACCTTTCATATGTGTTAATATTTTAGTGGGTATTTAATTAAATGCTTGCTTTCTATGCGTTATCTGATCTCTCGCCAAAGTTCTCAGGTAACGCTTTTTCTATTTCTTTAAATCTTTCAATGAGTTCGTTAAATTCTTTTTGATACATCAGCATTAAATCGATTGTATGTGCATTTTTAATTCTATGTTCATGGTATCTATATCCATGATTTAAAATATCTTCTTTATTCAACACATGATTAGGCTCATGAGTGAAATAATCATCATTAAACCATACAAAAGATGTTACTACATCATCTATTCTTTCTTTTAAAACTTCTAAATCACATAACGCATTGTTTAATTCAAAATTCATTATTCTACTTCCTCCACTTCAATATTTCCTACAATATAGTCTAATGCCCATTCTAAAATTCCGATTACATGCCCTTCACGATCTGTTGTGTGTTCATGTTCACCTGTGCTATCTGTTACGGTATAGTAGTAAACTTCTTTGTCTTCATTCATAACATCGCTTAATGTCATTGTTACTTCGTCAAGAATGAGAAATGTCTCATCTTCAAAATCTAATTCAGCAAGAATGTTAAACAACTCTTTATGGACTAACTTTAAAATGTGTTCGTAAAATGCTGTATCGTCATAGCGATAATCTGTAATAGAATGAAATCTATCTTTTGCTGATAAAAATACGTCTTTATCTTTCTCATATAATACTTTCTCTAATACTTTTACTACTTTTGATAATTGATATTTTTGTTTAATTTCCATTTCCTACACGCTCGCTTTCTTCTTTTTCTTTTCTTTTAGTTCTACAATTCGATTTAATTCCAATTCCATACATGCAATAGAAATATCAGGACTTACTTCAGGAAAGTTTTCTTTAAATACATCAGGTGCAACATTTAGAAGTAAATTCCCTTTAACATCTTTCACATTGAACCAACCTACTACACTTTTTGTAATTACTACTTGTTGCTGGATTTTTATTCCTCCTATGATCCTACTTTAATGTTTTTACTAAACAAATCATCAATTGACATGCCATACATTTCACTTAAAATTTTTGCTTCAGGTAAAGTGAAATTAGCTTTACCAGTTTCTTTAAGTTGATAACGTTGTGGACTTATTCCTAATTTCTGTGCTACTCCTTTTTGAGTATCGCCCTTTTCTTTTCTTGCAATGTATAACATTGGATAGAATAAATTTGTCATTATAAAAACCCCTTTCTTTTGTACACAAATTTGTTAACTTGTGTATAAACTGATTATAAATGCTAGTTTAAATTATTGCAAGTATTAATTCACTTTTTTGTGTACTTGTGAATTAAAAAATGTTATTGTTTATATGTGGAGGTGTGTATTTTTTGAATGAAAAGACACTTGGTAAATATTTAAGAGATTTACGAAAAGAGAAAGGTTTAACAACAAGAGAACTAGGAGAAAAAATGAATTATTCTTATAGTTATGTTGCTTCTTTAGAAACTGGTAAAAGAGTTCCTACTGATGAGGTGTTAGAAAAATATATATATTCATTAGCTGCTAATAATGGTGAATTGAAAGAAATAAAGAAAGAGATTTCTACTATCACTAACGGGGAATATTATCAAAACTATAATCAATATGATAATGATATATTCAATAAAGATAATAAAGTAAATTCTATGAATATTGATGAAGGAGCATTTATAAGTGAAAAGATATATGATTTTCCAATAAATGATATTTCATTTCATTTAAACGATAAATATAACACTAAATTTTTTGAAGGATTTAAATTAAATGATAGAGATAGAAAATATATATATTTATCTATATGTATTCAAATTAAAGGTAACTTAGATAACGAATTAATGCGTACTATTGAAAAAATTAATCTTGAATTAGAAAAAATGAGTTTCCTAAAAAATGAGTATTCTACATTAAATGAACGTATTAAAAATGTATTAGATGATAATGAAAAATTAAAAATAAAAACTACTTCTGAAATTATTGAAGAAAAAATGAGTGAAATTGAAAAAACTTTAATTCACTTATACGAACAAGAGAAAGCACTTCAAAAATCTATAAAGGAAATAGATGAAAAAATGGACAATAAACATAGAGGTGCTTAAATGAATCATGATTTAAAGATTTCTCACAATATTTATAAAGACAAACAACGTGGCACATATTATTTTAGAATCACCTATTATGATAGAACCAATAAAAGAAAAGAAATTAAACGCTCTGGCTTTAAGCAGCGTAAAGAAGCTGTAAAAAAATGTAATGAGATTATGAATGAGTTAGAAGGTATAGGACATATAAATAAATTGCCTTTTAATGAGTTAGCAAATGAATACTTAGATTGGTATTCTGCTAGACGTAAATCATCTAGTGTTAAATCTTTAAAAACACATCTAAATAATCATTTAATACCATATTTTAAGTCCATTGATGTATTTGAAATGACTACTCAAGATATAATGAAATTTCAAAATAGAAAACTGAAAGAAAATCATTCGGGTGAATATTTGAAAAAGATGCACATATTTATTGTTTCATTACTTAACCATGCCATGAAATATCATGGTTTACAAAATAATGTTGCTTCGTTAGTTGGAAATTTTGAAGTTGAATCAAATAAACGTTTTAACTATTGGACTTTAGATCAATTTAATCAGTTCTATGAAGTATTACCTACTTTAGAGCAAAAAGTATTTTTTAAATTATTATTTTATAGTGGTGCAAGAAAAGGTGAAGTACGTGCATTGACTTGGGAGGATATTAATTTTAAAGAAGAATATATACATATCAATAAAACTGATTATCACGGTGAAGTAACAAGTCCTAAAACTAAAGCTGGTATACGTGATATATATTTGCCAACTCATATGATGAATGATTTAAAAAATTATCATTCTTGGTATAAAGAACATAATATGTATAAAGATAGTTACGTTCTATTTGGCACGTTTTTCAAAGCATTTAGTGAAAGTAAAATTGATCGTTGGTTTACTAATGCCTACAAATTACTTCCTGATGATTTTCCTAGAATTGTAATTCATGAAATCCGTCATAGTCATGCGTCACTTTTGATTAATCATGGTGCCAGTTTAATGGTTATTGCACAAAGATTAGGACATTCGTCTATTGAAGAAGTAAGCACACGTTACGGACATTTATATCCTAGTACACAAAAAGAAATAGTTAAATATTTATGAGGAGTTACTAATATAATGATAAACAGTTGGAGAATATATAATAAGTCTAGTATCAACTTAAGTTTTAACAATGAAAAAAACACTATCCAAGCAATTAGTCAAATGACACCTGCCTTTTGGATTTACTTTGAGTTTGATTTGCAGAAAGAAGAAATAAAAGATATTAATCCAAAACTATACGCAGAAATAAATAAGGAAGATAAAATTATTAAACTTTTCGATAACGAAGCACTCTAA